GGTAACTTTTTCCAACTCTGAGCTTAAATTTGAAGAAAGGGTGCAGTTTATGACAAAAAGCAACTGGAAAAATTTAATAAACGAGCAGATGGCTGCACTCGGTGTGCAGAACAGCGCATATAATTCGGCAATTGAAACGCTTGCGGGTATCTTGGAGCAAAGGGATAGAACCTTTAAAGAGTTTAAAGGTTCCGGCGGTAAATCCGTGATCGAATACACGAATAAAGGCGGCTCCACTAACATGACAAAAAATCCCCTCCTAGTCTTGTGGGACGACTTAAACAAAAGCGCATTGGCGTACTGGCGCGAATTAGGTTTAACCCCATCAAGCTATAAGAAGATGACTGGCGATACAGTTAAGAAAGAAAAGGCCGGAGGATTGGCCGCCGCTCTGGCAAGCGTTAAATTTGATTAAAGGGAAAAACTGGCCTGCTGTGCTAAAGTACGCCGAAAGCATAAGAGACGGGAAGAAAATCGCGTGTATTGAATTAAAACAAGCGGTTGACAGATTCTTTTGTGATTTAGAAAACCCAGATTATTACATAGACAGCAAGGGCCCGGAATTTTGTATTCAGATCATAGAAAAAACACTGTGCCACCAACAAGGGGAAAAGCTTGACGGGACACCGCTGCGTGGCACGCCGTTTCTTCTGGAGCCATTCCACAAATTCATTGTGTATAACCTTCTTGGTTTTAAGCTGGCCAGCACTGATGTGGTTAGGTTCCATGAGTCATTGATTTTTATTCCAAGAAAAAACATCAAGACAAGCTTTGCGGCGGCCCTGGCGTGGGCTTTATCTCTTTGGTACCGTAAATCCGGTTCTAAGACCTATATCGCCGCAGCCGCTTTGATGCAGTCTCTGGAGAGTTTCAATTTTTTAAATTATAACATAGACCGCATGGGAGAAAACGCTAAAAACGGAGGCACGGTCAAAGTAATTGATAATAATAATGAACATTCGCTGGAATCGTCACTCCCAGACGGTTCCTTTTTTATTCGCGCGCTGGCCGCTAACCCCGACGCGCAAGATTCTTTGAACTGCAATATTGCGATATGTGACGAAATTCACGCTTTCAAACAGCCAAAACAATACAATCTTTTTAAAGAAGCGATGAAGGCATACACCAATAAACTGCTGATCGGCATTTCGACTGCCGGAGACAACGAGCAGGCTTTTCTTGGGCAAAGACTAAAATACTGCCGGAAAATATTAGACGGCACTGTTAAAGATGAGCAATACTTTATTTTTATGTGCTGTGCCAATCCTGATGAAAACGGCGATATTGATTACACAAACCCCGTCGTCCATGAGATGGCGAATCCGGCTTACGGCGTTTCGATCAGGCCTGAAGAAATCATGAACGACAGTCTTCAGGCCCAGAACGATCCTCAGCAAAGAAAGGATTTTTTCGCGAAAAGCTTAAATGTTTACACCAACGCCCTAAAGGCATATTTCAATATAGATGAGTTTCGAAAGAGTGACCGAGCCTATAACTGGAACTTGGAACAGCTGGCAAAGCTTCCAATTGACTGGTATGGAGGGGCTGACCTTTCCAAACTGCATGACCTGACTGCAGCGGCGCTGTTTGGAAATTACAAGGGTGTTGATATCATTATAACTCATGCTTTCTTCCCTGTTGTCGCGGCTCACTTAAAAGCCGAGCAGGATAATATTCCTCTGTTTGGCTGGCAGGACGACGGCTGGCTTACCATGTGCAACTCCCCTACTGTCAACCACTCCGATGTGGTGAAATGGTTTGTGGACATGCGGAAGAAAGGATTTAAAATCAAGCAGGTGGGCCATGACCGCAAGTTCTGCCGGGAATATTTTATCGGAATGAAGGAAGCAGGCTTTAAGATCATAGACCAGCCACAATATTACTACAAAAAATCCGAAGGATTTCGGCATATAGAGCAGAGCGCCAAGAACGGCGCTCTTTTTTATTTGCACTCAGAAGCCTTCGAGTATTGTGTGGAAAACGTGTCCGCCGTCGAAAAGACGGACGACATGATCCAATATGACAAAGTACAGCCGGAACACCGCATCGATCTTTTTGATGCGTCTGTGTTCGCCTGTATTCGTTACCTAGAAAGCCTTGACAGAAGCAGGGCGGCAAAAAAATGGTGGGGTGAGACATGAGCAAAAAGAATAAAAGAAGCAGGCCAGCTCCCCGGGCTGAGCCCGCGCAGAAACGCAGTATCGCACTGGTAACACAGAACAATTGGGAAACCCTGGAGTGCTTAGGCTACACCAGTCTGGCGCAAAACCCGGAAATCTGTACAGCTGTGGACACAATCGCCAGGCTGATCGCAAGCATGACGATTCACCTAATGGAAAACACGGACGACGGAGACGTGCGGGTGAAAAATGAGTTAAGCCGAAAGGTGGATATCAATCCGAACAATAACATGACGCGTTCCAACTTTATCCATTGGATTGTGAAAACCCTTATGCTGGAGGGCAGCGGAAACGCTGTCGTTTGGCCTGAATACAAGCGCGGGATTTTACGGGATTTAAAGCCTGTTCCTCCCGCATTTACCGCGTTTGTGCCAGAGAGCCTCTGGGATTACCGGGTTATGATCGCCGGGACAGAATACGCGCCAGACCGTATCCTTCATTTTGTTTTAAATCCGGGAAATTATTACCCGTGGAAGGGTGACGGCTATCATGTTGCTTTGGCAGATGTGGCGAATAACCTGAAACAGGCGTCCGCGACTGAAAAGGGCTTTATGTCCTCTAAGTGGAAACCGTCTATCATCGTCAAGGTTGATTCTCTAACCGACGAATTTTCGAACAAGGAAGGACGCGCAAAGCTTCTTGCCGATTATATCGAATCGAACGAAGCGGGAGAGCCTTGGCTGATTCCAGCGGATCAATTCAGCGTGGAACAGGTTAGGCCCCTTACACTTTCCGATTTGGCTTTAGCGGATTTCGTACAGCTGGATAAACGGACGGTGGCCGCCATTCTCGGCGTGCCGTCTTTTGTTTTAGGAATCGGTGATTTCCAGCGGGACGCATGGAATAACTTTATAAATTCCACAATCATGCCGATTGCCAAAAGCATCGAGCAGGAAATGACAAAAAAACTTCTTTATGATCCCGCGTGGTTTTTCCGTTTTAACCCGTGGAGTTTGTACAACTATTCGATCACCGAGATGGTATCCGCCGGAGCCGAAATGGTAGACCGAATGGCGCTACGGCGCAATGAATGGCGCAGCTGGGTAAACATGCCCCCTGATCCGGATATGAACGACCTGCTGGCGTTAGAAAATTATGTCCCTGCGGATAAGCTGGGAGATCAAAACAAGCTGAATGGAGGTGAAAACACATGACATGTGAACGCACAGCCCTGGTGAGAGACGGCGGATTTTCCACCCGCGCGGAAGACGGAAACTTATATATTGAGGGATATTTCGCCGTATTCGGAAGCGAATATAAAATGTGGGAAAACGCCATTGAAACCATTGACGAGGACGCCTTTGACGACACTTTAAATGGAGATATCCGGGCCCTAGTAAATCACGACACTACCCTGGTATTGGGAAGAACCACAGCTGGAACGCTTTCTCTTAGAGTGGACAAGACCGGTCTATGGGGTTCCGTCGCAATCAACCAGGCTGACCAGGACGCAATGAACCTTTATGAGCGCGTAAAGCGGGGAGACGTTAGCCAATGCAGCTTTGGGTTTGACATTATCGATCAAAGCACAGAGGTCATGGAAAACGGAACCACAGTCTGGAAGCTGAACAAGGTCAAATTGTATGAGGTTTCCGTGGTGACTTTTCCGGCCTATGAAGACACCTCCGTCCAGGCGCGCAAACGGGATTACGAAGAAATTCAAAAGAGAAAAAAAGAACAATGGCGGGAGGAAATGCTTATCCGCCTGAAAGGAGAAAAAAATGGCACTGAGAATACTGATGCTGAAAAGAAGCATTGACAAGAAAAAGGAAGAGTTGGAACTGCTCCGCGGCAGGGATTCGGAATTTGAAACCCGTGAGGCCGAGCTGGAGGCCGCTATCAACGAGGCTGAAACTACTGAACAGGAGCAGGCCGTGAGTGAAGAGGTAGAAAAATTCGACGCAGACAAAAGCGCCCACGATGGAGCCAAAAGCGCGTTGTCCAGGGAAATTGAAGGCCTGGAGGCCGACCTGTCCGCGCTGGAGGAAGACACCCCTAAATTAGATGAAATAAAATCAAAACAAAAGGAAAGGACTGTAAATCATATGACTGAAATCAACATTCGCAGCCTGCCCATGAATCAGCGGGCATTTGACGCGCTTTCTATGGAGCAGAGAAAAACCATCGTAGAACGTGACGACACCAAGGACTTTTTGATGCAGCTTCGGAGCATGAAGGGACAGCAGAGAGCTATTTCCGGTGCGGAGCTGACGATCCCAGTTGTATTTCTTGATCTGATCTCCGAAAATATGTACCGCTATTCCAAGCTGCTTAACCGTGTCAGGGTTCGCAATGTAACCGGTGAAGCCCGACAGACTATTGCCGGAACCGTCCCTGAGGCTGTATGGACTGAGATGTGCGGCGCGATCAACGAGCTGTCCTTTGTGTTTAATCAGGTAACTTTGGACGGCTATAAGGTGGCTGGATTTGTACCGGTGTGCAACAGCCTTCTGGAGGATAACGACATCAACCTTGCCAGCTGGATTGTGGAAATGATCTCCGAAAGCATCGGCCTGGCAATGGACAAGGCGATCCTTTACGGCAAGGGCGCAGCAGGCAAAATGCCGCTTGGCATCGTGACCAGACTGGCACAGGCATCTAAGCCCTCTGATTACCCCGCGAACGCCCCGGAGTGGGTAGACTTACATACCTCCAATATTCTGAAAATCGGCGGTTCCAGTTCCACCGGCGCGGCGTTCTGGTCTGAATTAACCCTTGCTGCTGGAAATACCTTTACCAGATACAGCCGTGGAAATCAGTTCTGGGCTATGAACAGCAAGACTTATGCTCAATTAAAGTCTAAAGTAATCACCTTTACCGCTACCGGCGATATTGTATCCAATGTATTCGGCACTCTTCCCATCATCAACGGCGATATCGATATTCTGGAATTTATGCCTGACGGCGACATTGTAGGCGGCTACGGTGATCTTTATCTCTTGGCTATGCGCTCCGGCATGACCATTGAATCCAGCCGTGAGGTACAGTTTATCCAGGATAACACTGTCTTTAAAGGCAAGCAGCGCGCTGACGGTATGCCCGTGATTCCCGGCGCGTTCGTCGCTATCAATATCAATGATGAATCTGTAACTACCGCTATGACCTTTGCGGCCGATACCGCAAACGATGCGCAGCTTTCCGAGCTGGCTGTCGGCTCTGAATCCTTAAGCCCGAGCTTTGATTCCAATGTGTATTCCTACACGGTGACGGCTTCCGGAACCAGCGCAAAGGTGGAGGCCACCGCAACCCAGCCGGGCGCTCAGGTCACTGTCGCTTATAACGGAAAGAATGTCCGCAACGGCGGCACGGTAACCTGGACTGCTGACGGGAAAGCCTATCCCCTGACGGTCACCGTGACCCAGGGCAACGCCGTGCGCGTTTATACCGTGAACGTCACTAAGGCGGCAGCAGGCTGATTTTAGGGGGGATTTCCTTGACTGACGCTGATATCTTAACCATTTTAAAAACTGATCTTATGGTATCCAGCAGCGCTCTGGACACTTACCTGCAAACGCTTATTGCGTCAGCCAAGGATTACATCTCCACCGAGGGGATAACCTTGGCTGATTCGCAAAGCGACGGAATGTTGGTTGAAATGTACGCCGCTTATTTGTATCGGCGCAGGCGTGAGGAAAATGTTCAGATGCCCAGAATGTTACGCTGGGCACTGAACAACCGCTTGTTTTCAGAAAAGGGTGCGGTAAATGGATAGCTTGATTTATCTGATTTCTCAGGCGTACAGCCAAGATGACATTGGGCAGGTAATCGCCTCAGAAAGCAAAAATGAGGTCTGGGCAAGCCTACAGTCTATCACCCGGGCTGAATGGGCGGACGCGGGCCAAAATGGATTGCAGCCCCAGTTTGTGGCGGTTACTCCTATTGTGAATTACAACGGAGAGAGTATCGCTGAAATCAACGGAAAACGCTATGGGATTTACCGTACATATTTTTCGCCGGACAGCGATTCTATTGAGCTTTATCTGGAAAGAAAGGTCGGAGTGTAATGGCAAATATAAAAATCGACGATCTGGCTTCCACAATCGCAAAAGAATTAACCGAGTATAGCCAAGAGGTAACAGATGGGCTGAAAAAGGATATCCGTACTGTAGCTAAAGAATGCGCCAAAGAAATCAAAATCAACTCTCCCAAGGATACCGGAGAATACGCTAAAAGCTGGGGCACAAAGGTGCTTTACGAAGGAACTGATGATATTCGAATCTCAGTTTACAACAAAAAGCATTACCAGCTGACGCATCTTCTGGAATACGGGCACGAACTGAAAAGCGCAAGCGGAAAAACCTTAGGTACAGTTGGCGCAAAACCCCATATTCGCCCCGCTGAACTGAACGCGGAAAAAAAGCTGATGAAAAAAGTGAAGGTGACGGTGCGTGGTGATAACTCTTGAAAATATAAAAGAGATTTTGGAAACAAGCGGACTTCCGGTAGCTTACGGATTTTTCCCGGAAGACGCAGCTCCGGATCTTCCTATTTTGGTCTATCAGTCGGTTTATTCTAACAACTTTGCGGCAGATAACGTTGTCTATAAAAAGTTCGACCACATACAGATTGACTTGTATACAAAATTGAAAGACCCGGCAACAGAGGACAAGGTAGAAAAGGCCTTGTCCTCTTTTTATTGGGAAAAAAGCGAGGAATACAACGATACAGAAAAAACGTATCGAATCATTTATGAAATTGAGGTGTAAAAAATGGCAGGAAAAGACAAGGTTAAATTTGGTATTAAAAATGTGCATTACGCGTTATTGACTGACGAAACTACCCCCACATTCGAAACTCCTGTTGCCATTCCAGGAGCAGTGAGTTTTTCTTTAGAGGCAAATGGAGACAGTTCCCCGTTTTACGCCGATGATATGCAGTATTTTGTCACTGTTGCCAATAACGGGTATACCGGGGATTTGGAAATGGCTTTGTTCCAGTCTCAGTTTTTGGAGGATATCTTTGGATATACGGCTTCTGAAAAGGACAAGGTGGTAACGGAAAACGCGAAGATCCAACCGAAACCGTTCGCACTGTTATTTGAAGAGGAAGGAGACGTTAACGGCACTAAATATGTGCTGTATAACTGCATCTGCACCAGGCCTTCCCGTTCTCTGGCTACTACCACAGAGACCACCGAACCGCAGACCCAGACCGTCAGCGTAACAGCCTCTCCTCTGTCTGACGGAAGAACTATGGCTTATACCACGGACGAAACACCGGCTGAAGTTTTGACCGCATGGTACAACGAAGTATGGCTTGCGGATACAACGGGAGGCGCGGGCTGATGGAAAAAGTAATCAAAATCGATGGAAGGGACGTGGGGTTTAAGGCTACGGCTTTGACCCCACGCCTTTATCGGCACAGAATGGGCCGGGATATTATCCAGGATTTAAACAAGCTGAAAAAAGCGTACAACAAAGCTTTGTCTCTGCCGGATACCGCCACCGATGAAGAAAAAGAGGACGCTCAGCTTTCCAGCCTGGATCTGGAAATTTTCGAGAATGTCGCTTACATCATGGCCCGCCAGTATGACGCGAATGTTCCGAATAATCCTGAGGACTGGCTTGACGAGTTTAAGACATTTTCAATCTATGAGATCCTTCCAAGCGTCCTTGAGCTTTGGGCTATGAACGAAATGCAGACCGCAAAGCCTAAAAAAAAATAGTTCCCCGGGACCGTGAAATGAACGGTTCTATTTTTATGCTCAGGTGCGCCGAGCTTGGATTATCAAAAGAGGATTTAGACGATATGACCGTAGGCATGGTTTATGATCTGACCACAGAACAGGCCAATGACAATGAGAAATATCCAATCAAAGGCGCGCCTGGCTCCATGAAACAGTTCTTTGCGGGAGGTGGAAAAATTGGCTGATAGAATAAAAGGCATCACGATAGAGATTGGCGGCGATACCACTGGGCTTTCGAAAGCGTTGTCCGGTGTAAACAAAGAGATAAAAGACACCCAGACACAGCTAAAAGATGTCAACCGTCTTCTGAAAATGGATCCTGGAAACACGGAACTGCTCAGACAAAAGTATGATCTTTTAAATAAATCAATCGACAGCACCGAAAAAAAGCTTGATACATTAAAACAAGCAGAGAAGCAGGTACAGGATCAATTCAAGCGCGGTAAAGTCAGCGAAAGCCAATACAACGCTTTAAAAAGAGAAGTGATCGCCACCGAAAGCAACCTTAAAAATTTAAAATCTGAAGCACAAAAAACGGATAATGCTATTCGTGGGATTGATGAGAAACCCGTTGAGGAGGTCGCAAGTGCTGCCGATAAAGCGGAAACCTCTTTGAAAGATGCGGGTAAAGAAGCGTCTAATTTTGGGGATTACTTAAAAGCCGGAGCGATTGTCGAGGGTTCAAAAGCAATTATATCCGGAATGAAAGATATTGCAGACGAATCCCGTGAATATATGAAAATCATGGGAAGCCTGGAAATTTCAAGCCAGGCAGCCGGATATACTGCTGAACAAACCGCGTCGAGCTATAAAACTCTTTACGGCGTTTTAGGCGATGACCAAACAGCGGCCACTACTACCGCCAACTTGCAGGCACTAGGCCTATCTCAAAGCCAGCTAGACCAAATCATCAACGGCACCATTGGCGCTTGGGCTACTTATGGGGATAGTATTCCAATCGACAGTTTATCCGAAGCGATCAACGAAACTGTAAAAACCGGAAACGTCACAGGCACATTCGCGGACGTTTTAAACTGGGCCGGCACCAGTGAGGACGAATTTAATGCAAAGCTGCAAGCGGCGAACAGCGAATCGGAGCGGGCGAATCTCGTCTTGCAGGAATTAGCCAATCAGGGATTGATGACTGCCGGACAAGCCTGGCAGGAAAATAATGAAGCTTTGTTTGAAAGCAACCAGGCTAATGCGGATTTTCAGGAAAGCATGTCAAAACTGGCAGAAGTTATAATGCCGATTGTTACGGAAATCACTCAAGCTGTCACAAAAATCATTGATTTTATTTTGCAGAATAAAGACGCGGTTGTCGCAGCTTTATTAGCGATTGGAACTGGTTTGGCCGTATTCAAAATTGTTGGTATTGTTAGTTCACTTGTTACCGGATTTCAAACGTTTTTCGGAGTTATCAAGTCTGGGCAAGGTGTAATGGCAGCGTTTAATGCTGTTATGAACGCAAACCCAATCTCATTAATTATTATGGCTATCGCCGCTCTCGTAGCGGCTTTTATTTATTTATGGAACAACTGCGAAGAGTTCAGGGAGTTTTGGATTAACCTCTGGGACACCATCAGCAGCGCGTTTTCCACTGTTTGGGACGCGATTGTGAATTTCTTTACCGTTACCATACCGGACGCATGGAACAGCGTCGTTGACTTTTTCTGGCAGGGATATTACACCTGGCAAAGTATCTGGCAGAGTATCGGGGACTTTTTCAGCGGAATCTGGGACGGGATCGTTAGCTTTTTCACTGAAACCATTCCCAACGCTTGGAACAGCCTGGTGGATTTCTGCTGGCAGGGATATTACGCTTGGCAAGAGGTTTGGCAAAACGTCGGCGATTTCTTCAGCGGAATTTGGGACGGAATCGTCGGATTCTTTACAGAAACGATTCCAAACGCCTGGAACGGCTTAATGGACATTTTTAATAAGATCGGAAGCTGGTGGTCCGGTATCTGGAACGGCGTAAGAGATACGTTCTCCAATGTATTTAACAGCCTTGTTAATATTGCCAAGCAACCTATCAACGCCATTATCGGACTGATCAATGGAATTATCGACGGCCTAAACTGGATGATCGGAGGGCTTAACCAGCTTTCCTTTGATATTCCCGACTGGGTTCCCATTTTCGGCGGCAAAAAATTCGGGATTAACATTCCAACCATTGGCAAAATCCCCTATCTCGCATCCGGCGGCGTATTGTCCCAAGGCTCCGCCGTAGTCGGAGAGGCTGGGCCTGAGCTTCTTACTATGATGGGAACTAAGGCGGTTGTTCAGCCTCTCACCTCTTCCACAACCACCAACACAAATTTAGGCGGTGTCAATATCGTCGTATATGGAGCTCCCGGACAAGACGTAAGAGAGCTGGCGGACATTATCATGGACGAAATGCAGTCTGCTACCATGCGAAAGGGGGCCGTTTGGGGTTGATTAATTGGTTTATTTTCGATGGAAAAAACAGCCGCGATTACGGGATCTATATCAGCGGAAGCGGCACCTTTAATGCTCCTGAAATGGATATCACAACAGTTGAAATCCCGGGAAGGAATGGCGATCTGACGATCAGTAACAACCGGTTCCGCAATATTACCGTCGAATATCCGGCGTTTATCCGAAAACAGTTCCGGCATAATGCGGCGGCGGCAAAGCTCTGGCTTTTAAGCAAAACCGGATACTGTATTTTAACAGATACCTATCACCCTGAGTTTTTCAGAAAAGCCAGATTTACCGGCCCAATGGATTTTGACACCAGGTTTTTAAACTACTCTGCGGAATTTACGGTTTCATTCAACTGTATGCCGCAAAGGTGGCTGGTATCAGGAAGCTATCCGATGACGCTTACAGCGCCTTATTCCTTAACTAATCAATACTGCCCGGCCCTCCCTCTGATTACCGTTTACGGCAATGGAGCGGGGGCCTTAACTATTGGCGGCAATATTATTCAGATTTCAGAAATCGATGAATACGTGACCCTGGACAGCGATACACAAAATGCCTATAAGGGAACGGCAAACAAAAACAGCACGATCAGCCTGGCGTCTTTCCCGGTATTACAGCCCGGAAAAACAGGGATCAGCTGGAGCGGCGGGATCACGAAGGTTGAAATTACTCCAAGGTGGTGGACTGTATGAATCCTGTTCTATACGAAAGTACGGAAAGCACATTTGAAACAAACGGTTTAGGCGTGCTGTCTGATACGATTTCCTGTCAGGTAATTGAGGAAAGAAACGGAATCTTTGAGATTACTCTGGAATATCCGTTGACGGGAATCCATTATCAGGAAATCAAACAGCGCCGGATTATTTTTGTAAAGCCAAATCCCTATGAGGATCCCCAGCCGTTTCGGATTTATAGGATTACAAAGCCTTTATCCGGAAGAATCACTGTTTACGCGCAGCACATCAGCTATGACCTTTCCGGGGTTCCGGTTTCCCCCTTTTCCTCCGGCAGCGTAACCGGCGCGCTCTCCGGGTTAAAAACGAACGCCGCCGTAACAAATCCTTTCAGCTTTTGGACGGATAAAACATCAACCGGAGATTTTGCCGTTACCGCGCCCACGTCTACGCGGACATTGTTAGGAGGTTCAGACGGTTCTATTTTAGACGTGTTCGGCGGCGAGTATAAATTTGACCGCTGGACCGTGCGCCTTTATAACAATCGTGGTAAAAATTCCGGGGTATCAATCCGGTACGGAAAAAATCTTATGGACTTACAGCAGGACGAAAATATTTCTAATGTTGTAACCGGGATTTATCCTTATTGGCTGAGCAGCGAAGGAGAGCTCACCGAGCTCCCAGAAAAAATTGTAAACGCCCCAGGCACCTATGATTTCACCAGAATTTCGGCAATCGACTTTTCCGGCGATTTTGAGGAAGCGCCCACGGAAGAACAGTTGCGGGACAGAGCCAACGACTATATCTCCTCAAATAATGTGGGCGTTCCTACAGTCAGCATTACAGTGGAATTTCAGCCCTTAGAGCAAACGGAGGAATACAAGGATATCGCCTTATTGGAGCGCGTGAATCTGTGCGATACCGTGAATGTGGAATATTCCGAACTAGGCGTATCCGCGACTGCTAAATGCGTGAAAACTACTTATGACGCGCTGAAAGACAAATACATCAGCATTGAACTGGGGGACGCTAAAACAAATATCGCGGATACCATTATCCAGCAGCAACAGGAAATCAATGAAAAGCCCAGCGTATCATTTTTAGAACAAGCTGTTATCAACGCCACGAATTGGATTACCGGAAACAAGGGCGGTTATGTAATATTCCAGCGCAACGCAGACGGACAGCCCTATGAAATTTTAATTATGGATACCCCGGACATCAACACCGCTACAAAGGTATGGCGCTGGAATAACGGCGGTCTTGGTTATTCTTCCAATGGCTATGAAGGGCCGTTCGCAACCGCTATCACTCAGGACGGCGCGATTGTTGCAAACTTTATTACAACGGGAACACTGCAAGCCGATTTGATTAAATCCGGAATTATACAAAGCCGTGACGGGCGTGCGTATTTCAATTTGGATACGGGACAAATTGCGGCGACGCAGTTGATTGCACAATCTAGTGCAATCGGGCAATATTCCGCCTATATAGGATATAACCCTGGAATAGGGAATGGATTTTCAATCGCAAAAGATAGTGATCCATTTTTTAATGTGGTGAGTGGAAACGATTCGGCAGTTTTGCGTTTAATAGTTGATACTGGGTTATATTTCCAACTTGAAATCAATAGAACAAGTAAAAGCTTTGGCGTTCTTTTAAGTGATGGCGATGTTATGTTTAACGCTTTGAATGCAGATAGGACAGTATTTGAAGTCAGAGCACCTACAATTAAAGCGGGTGGGGTGTCAATTACTCCATCGGAATGCTATACCGGAGCTTTCGCAACAACATATCAACGAATTAATGTAAAAAACGGCCTTATTACAAGTGTTGAATCAATTTGACGGGGAGGAGTAAAAATGATTTACAAACAAATAACGCTAAATCCCTGGGAGCCTCCTCTTGGAGAAATCCGGGTAATTCAGGAGGAAGCGGACGGCAGAGACCTTATTATTAATCTAATAGATGATAATGGTTCTCCTCTTGATTTAACCGGGAAAACGGTATCCGTGTACATACAGAAGCCGGACAATACCATGATCTATAATTCCTGTGAGGTGGAAGGAAACCAGGCGACCGTAACCCTCACCCTTCAAATGATGGCGGTATCCGGCCTTACCAAGCTGTGCGAGCTCCAAATCGTGGACACAGACAACCACACCTTAAAGGTAACCCTTCCCCCTCTGCGAATTGTAAAAAGCAGTTCGGTGGGAGCAGTCGAGAGCACAGACGAATTTTCCAGGCTGGCGGAAGCTCTCAACGAAGCAAACAACGCCACAGGGATCGCCAGTGAAGCCGCGGATAAGGCCAATGAGGCAGCTCAGTCAGCGAACACGGCGGCTCAGGCGGCAAATACTGCGGCACAGTCTGCTAATACCGCAGCCGACGCCGCAGCTTCAGCAGCGGAATCCGCAAATTCACAGGCACAGGCGGCCCAAACGCAGGCGGCCTATGCGAAAACTCAAGGAGACTACGCTAAAACCCAGGGGGAAAACGCGGAAGAAATCTATAACCAGTTAAAGGACATCGACGTGGCTTCTCTCCAAACTGATCTGGACGCGTTGGAAGCAAGCAAAGGGCAGCCTAACGGCCTTGCAGCCCTAAACAGTTCTGGCAAGCTGGCTCAAATGCCGTCTGCCTCTGATGTGGGAGCAGTTCCCACCACGCGAACCGTGAACGGTAAGGCGTTATCGTCCAATATTTCTTTGACCGCCTCTGATGTAGGAGCGGTGCCAACCTCCCGCAAGGTGAACGGCAGAGCATTGTCGAGCGATATCAACATAACCTCAGGAGATGTTTTCGCTCAAACCACCACAGTTGAAAACGGAACTAATTTTAATAACCTGAAAAATCCGGGCATCTATGTGCAGTCCTCTAACGCGGAAGTTACAAACAACACTAATATGCCAACAAAAGAAGCTTTTATTATGACTGTATATATGGCTAACTGGAAAGATAATTCAATACAGGTATTCTGTAATTATACCGGTTCGAAGATGTATTGGCGCACCTGGCAGGCTTACGGCGATGTGTGGGGGGCGTGGAGACAAGTAATTGGATCCAATGGCGGCAATGTTACAATAAATAACAGACTTCAGCTCACCGGAACGCAATACCCTCAAATTTACGGAAACGGTACTTCATTGCAATTAGGCGTAGACACTAACGCCGCTGTCGGCGTTGTTTTACAGGGAGGCGTATTCAGGGAAGCGGGCGACGGATCGCTTAATTTAGGAAACGGTTCTCACAGGTGGGCGGTTGTTTATGCCAAAACAGGTTCCATAAACACCTCTGACCGAAACGAGAAAAATACAATTGCCGATATTGATCCGGAACAGGCTGAAAAACTCATTATGGGATTAAAACCCAGCACGTTCAAATTTAACGACGGCACCAGCGGAAGAACCCACTGGGGGATTATTTCTCAGGACATTGAAGAACTCCTTCCGCAGATCGGAATGACCGACATGGACTTTGCCGGATTCATCAAATCCCCCAAAACGGAGGATTATTACGAAGATGTTTCCGAGACTGTCACAGACGAGGAAACCGGAGAGGAAAAAACTGTAACCCGAAAAGAATTGAAAACCCGCGTTATTGAGGGGGAATATGTTTATGCTTTGCGCTACAGCGAATTTATTGCCCCTTTGATCTGCATGGTACAGAAGCAGCAAAAGCAAATTGAGAATTTAGAGCGGCGTTTATCCGCTTTAGAAAACAAGGAGGAAGCAAAATGAAAATCATTCAAAATTTAGCAGACCCTTCCCGTTACTCCATCAAATGTCCTTATGCTATGACCCCTACCAGGGTAGTGGTTCACAACACCGCCAACGACGCACCGGCGGCGAATGAAATCGCCTATATGATTCGTAACGACAATGAGGTTTCTTTTCATTACGCCGTGGACGATCAGGAGGTAGTTCAGGGCGTGCCGGAAAACCGGAACACCTGGAACGCCGGAGACGGAAATGGCAAAGGCAACCGGGAGGGGATCGCCGTGGAGATCTGCTATTCCCTGTCAGGCGGTGAGAAGTTCACCAAAGCGGAGCAAAACGCCGCTGAGTTTATCGCTTCTATCTTAAAACGCTATGGCTGGGGAATGGACAGAGTAACCAAGCACCAGGATTACAATGGAAAATACTGTCCCCACAGAACCCTTGACCTAGGCTGGGACAGGTTTCTGAAGATGGTGGAGGCTCATTTAAACGGGGACAAGCCCGCGCCCTCCCCTGCTCCAGCTCCCGCGCCCGAGCCAGCGAAAACGGTAGATGTATATTACCGGGTAAGAACCAAGGCGGACGGCTGGCTTCCCGAGGTGAAAAACCTTGAGGATTACGCGGGATTTACCGGAGCCGTCACTGATGTCGCTGTTCGTGTTTCCGCTGGTTCCGTAAAGTACCGGGTACATATTAAGGGCGGCAATTGGCTTCCCTATGTGACCGGCTGCAACATCAACGACGCTGTAAACGGCTACGCGGGAAACGGTTTGGAGATTGACGCTGTTGAAGTGTATTATTACACCCCGGACAGCATCAGGCCGTATAAGAAAGCCAAATATCGGATCGCTCCTGTGGGCGGAAGCTATTATCCCTGGCAGTATGACAATGAAACCGGAAACGGCCAGGACGGCTACGCGGGCGCTTTCGGAAACGCCATCGGAAAGCTTCAGATTGTAATCGAGTAAGGCGGTGGAGCTGATGTCAACAGAAATCATCGTCTCCGTCATTTCTCTGCTGGGAACCATCGTGGGGAGCCTGGGAGGCGTTTTAGTTTCCAGCCGGCTGACCACCTACCGGATTCAAAAACTCGAAGAAAAAGTGGCTAAGCACAATAACCTGATTGAAAGAATGTATAAGGTGGAGGACAGCGCGAAAAGCGCCCATCACCGAATCGACGAGTTAAGGGAGGAACTGAAATGAAAATCAACTGGAAGGTACGGTTTAAAAACCCTGTGTTCTGGTTCAATCTGGCAGCGTCCATTTTTCTGCCCATGCTGGCTTGTCTGGGCTTCAACTGGGAAGATATGACAAGCTGGCAGGCTGTGGGGAACGTGCTCTTACAGGCCGTCCAGAGCCCTGTAATCGTGGTGTCGGTCCTGGTATCCGTATGGAACCTGTTAAACGACCCCACTACAAGCGGCCTAAGCGATTCCAGCCAGGCGCTTTCTTATACCGAACCTAAGAAAAGCGATTGACAGAAAGACAGCCCCCTGGAATTTTCCTGGGGGCTTATATTATTAATTATGGTCTCTTTTGTGGCATTAAACGCTTATATCCATTAGAAGACCTCAAAAACAGCCTTTTTTGTGCGGTTAATTTCTGCTGCGAGGATTCAAGTCCCGTCGCTCGCACCAGCTGTTTAAAGGCCAATAATCCGCATGAATGCTGGGTTTTTGGCTTTTTCTTTTTAGATGTGAAATTACCCTCTGAGCGGATAAAGTCTCCTGTATCGTCCTTACAGGCCAAAAGAACGCGTGTTCCGCAACCGTTTGTTTGTGAAGATGGTTTTTTCGTTCCTCGTTCATTTTTCTTACCCCCTTAGTGGTTTATTATTTTACAATTGCAATCCATTTGCCAGATTTATCCCATGTATAATTCCATTTCACACCGAAAACTTGTAGCACTTCATCAATGGCTTTAATTTCCTTGTCTGCTGAACTATTTCCAAATGGTTTTCCGTCCTGTATGCTCTCTGCTTTCAGTTTTGTTAAGCGTTCCATAATGTCATTGATATTTTTCATTTTCTTTACCTCACTTCCTGAATCTGTAGTTCAATTTCTTGGGGGCAAGGGGGATAATCTATACTATAGCCCGCGGCACCGCTGTTCAATCATGTATCCCGGCCTTGCCGTTTCCCTTGACCTTGTGATTATATTATAATATATTGTACCCAATATATCAATAGGCAATAGTGCTAATGTTGTACCCAATATATTAGTTATTGTGTATATTGTACCCGCTATATAATTGGCGTATAATAATATGGGGTGATATATATGGCAATTACAAAAGCACAACAAAAAGCTACTGCTAAATATATAAAAAATAATTATGACGAAATTAAAACCAGAGTGCCTAAAGGACGCAAGGCAGAAATTCAGGCCCACGCAGAAAAGCAGGGGAAAAGCCTTAATGCTTTTGTGAACGAGGCTATCGATGAAAAGATAGAACGAGACAACGCGGAGGACAACCAATGAACTATATCAAATATCCCTCTATTGAGGTCGGAAATGGCACCCGACACACTCTGAAAAGAGTACCTGAGATGCAAGAGTGCCGCCTTGCCAATAGTATATCGGGGCCTATTGTGCTTTCGAGCCTTTAGGCCCCTAGACTTACAAAAATTTGTTAAGTGAACTCTTTTTCATTATATAACTCCGCCCTCCTTTCCGTTTTCGGTGGGAGGGCTGTTTAAAATAAATGGACATACAGTGGACATAAAATGCTCAAAATCCGCATAAATACTATAAAAATCAAATATTATATTTTGCTTTGGGAGCAGGATGCCGGGGGTTCGAATCCCTTCACTCCGACCA